CGCTACGCCAGGGCGTTGGTCGAATAGACTACGCAGAAATGCCTGGGCCTCATTGAATGTCATGTTTAGGTTACGGTCGGCAGCCATACTTGCTGCGCCGCGTCCATAGGCAATACCGAAGTTGACCATCTTGGCGATCATACGGTCTTCGCTCGTGTGGTTCTTTCCGAAGAACAGGAGTGCAGTTTCCGTGTGGAAGTCTCGACCTTCGCGGAAGCACTTGAGCATGTACTCGTCGTTACCAAGCACAGCCAGGATGCGATACTCGAGCTGACCGTAGTCGCAATCGATTAGGGTGTAGCCTTCTGAGGCAATGAAACAGTCACGTAACTTCTGCCCACGCGGAATGTTCTGGAGGTTCGGGCCGCGAGAGGACAACCGTCCTGTCGTTGTGCCGTGCAAGAGAAACGACGTATGTACCCGGTCGTGCCCGTCAGCTAGCTGCTGCAGGCCAATGACATATGTTTTGAGCATCTTCTTTGCATGCCGAATATCGACGATCATCTGCGGCACAGGGTGCATTGGAGCGAGAATCTCCATTGCCTCCTTTTTCGTTGTGCGCCCAAAGGGTTGCGGTAGCTGTAGCTCGTCGTACAGGTACTCAGCAACCTGCTTCGGGGAGTTCGCATTGATTGGCCTACCGACAGCAATCTCCAGCAGCGCTCCCAAAGCCACGAGGTCTTCAGCGTACAACGCCTCCAGCTGCTTGAGGTACGCCCGATCTACGCGTACTCCAAGAAGTTCGATGTCTACGAGTGCATTAGCCGCGGGAACGAGTAGGTCGTCATGTAGCTTTTTAAGCTTGGGTTCTTTGGCCAAGACACCTTGGAAGTGTCGATACAAGAGGTACGTGTAGATCCCGTCGTTTGCTGCATATTCGTACAGCACGGGCTTCGGGAGCAGCGCATAGGAATCTGTACTCGGTTTGTTAAGGTGCTGCTTTATGCTGGCCTCCCAATCCGGCGCTTGGAAAAGGTGTGCTGCGATACTCTTAAGGTCGTGTGTTCCTCTTCTCTCATCTAGACAGTAGTGCGCCAGAAGCGTATCGAAGTGGATCTTTGGGTGGAAGCCGTAACGGCTCTGTAAGAACTCTGCGTCGAACTTTGCGCTGTGCCCTATCCATTTTATGTCCGGGCGTTCCGTCATGAGTTCGTACAAGCGTTGTTGAACATAGGGATGCTCAAGTACCTCTTGTGGAATGACGTAGCTCAGGTCCGAACGCCAACAAAGGACCAAGCACAGGATGTCATCTTCCTGCCGATTAAAGCCTGACGTCTCGAGATCGAAGACGACCTCAGCCTCCTTGTTGTAGATGTGATCAAGTACAACAAGAGCATTCTCGTCTGTTCGGCATACATACCATTTGAACGGCTTAGGTTCGTATTCTGTCGTAGTAAACGCCTTTTGTAGATCGTTGCAGAAGTCATCGAACGTACTTGGTCTGCGGAGCACAGCGGCGGGATGTAACGTCGGTAACACCCAGCAGTTAAGCTCATCGTGCATTACAAACTTGCCGCGATAGTTCGTGACGCCCGTCTCATAGTTCGGTCCTAGGAGCGCGCTAGTGGGTAAGTTTCCCAAGGTTACTACGGCACGTGGCTTGCGATCGCCGATCTCCGCTATTAGTCGGTCCCAACAGAACGGCGCTGCGTCCTTCATCGTCGCTGTTGTGCCACCACAAGCGATGGCGTTCGTGATATACAACTCTTCCCGGGTGATACCTAAGCCTACTAGAACCTTATCCAACAGCTTACCGGCTTGCCCTACAAAGGGTCTACGTGCGAACGCCTCTTCGCGACCTGGACTTTCACCGACCAAAACGAACTCGGCTTTCCCAGGGCCTTCGCCCGGTACTAATGGTGTGTCTTTTAGTGGACAGTTTTCACAGTGTGCATGCGGTAGTTTGTTCATGCCTTTCTCCTATGTTCTAACCAGTGGCCCATCTAATGTATAGTTGTACGTTTCTCATTGTGATGTCAGGATACGGGTCTTCAGTCGCGTCGAAGTTCAAGGGCTTCTCGGGGCGCTCGAACCCGATGCCTTTGATTGGGTCTGGGAAAGGCTTACCTTCGAGACCGGCAAGTACAGCAATACTTGTGTCAACACTGCGTAGCCATTTGAAGCGTTGGGAGACCTTGCGTACCTCCGTTGGGTCAGACCAGCAGCCTAGGAGATGGTGTTCTTTCATGAAAGCGCGGGATTCTGTTGCCACGAGCGCGCCTAGTAACGCGGGGCGCCCTCCCTTGCAAAAGGTCTCTGTATGCTTTGCGATGCCGAGCGTATCGATTCCCGCGATTTGGCTGAACACCCAGTAACAGTAGAACCAGCTCAGAGCACTACTTCCTTGCGGTACAGCCATTAGCTTGAAACGTGTGAAGTCGGGAGACGCCAAAACCTCCTTGTATGCTTCCACGGTAACCTTGAGGGTCGCCGCGCAGTTCCTAAAGAAGTCTGGTAAGATGATCTCCTGTGCATCTACTAGCTTCGCAGCCTCGATTACCTCCTTCAGGGGCATTGGCTTCCCTAGCTCGATCAGGGAGTTGTCGACGGTAATAAAGTCTCCCTGTGCTGCACGCGTCTTGTAGAACTCTCTGTATGTCTTGTTACCAAGCACGAGGTGTGCAAGCACAAGGTGGTAATTCGTAAGCGATGCGTACCTTTCCAACAGCGCCGTGGGCGCTATCACTGCGGCCTGCATGGTGTTGCCTCCTGGATGTGGAGGCGCCACGCTGCTGATAAGTACGTAACCTTATCGATTGTACACAACGTGGCGCCGTCTGTTACGATGTAGTGGTCTTCTTGAGCTGAATTGTCACGTCCGCCAGGCGGGCCTCGACCCTTCGATACGCGGCGAGTGCAATTGCGTAGTTGGCGACATCCAGGAGTTGCTCCTCAATAGACTCCGACATTCCGGTTTCAAGCACGCCCGAAACGAACTCTCCTTGTAGGCGTCGTGTTTTCTTGACGAGCTCATGAACGAGACTCATCACCCCGAGAGGAAGGCGCTGTACGATACTTACCTGGGTGTCGTACACTTCACCCTTACCCTTCCACAGAGCCTCCGCGGCAACTATGAGGGCTTGCCGAGCTTCCTCGAATGCTGTTTCAATTTGGACTGCAAGCTGCTTTTCAACGTTCAACATGGGTACCTCCCTACGTTAGGATGTGATGTTAAGCGTTATCTGCTGAACATCGAGTTGTTGTGGAACATCTAACCCACAATCGTACGCTGCCTGTACACTGATACCCCACATATGTACGCTTTTACCTCCTACGTTCTGTGTGGTACTCCCAGTTAAGTACTGTCCAGGACTTGGGCTCTCTCCTATGGTACGCTCTCTCAACTGGCGCTTCACCGCGAGCTCGCCAATAGCTTGGAGACCTTCGCGTCTCCGCTTCGCGAACCACCACTTAATCGCGGTAGCCGTGTGGAACCAAAGCTCGTTCTGTTCCCTCTTGTACTTGAACATGAACACTTCTGTGGTACCTGTACTTGCTACGGCGTTGATGACATCTGTAACGAACTCGTCAACGTGCATTGACGTGCGCCCACGCTCTATAGCAACCGCATCTTGCGTTGGCGCCCCGAACCAGCTTCTAAAGGCTTCGACGTCAATATCCGGCAACGCCACGCCCCATTTAGCGAAGTGTTGTAGTGCGCTTATGTATCCTACAACACAGACAACAAGGTTGTTATACACTCGGTCCGGTAGTGGCCGGTCAAGAGCTCCGCGAACAATCGCATGTGCTTCTTCTAGGGCCAGTTGAGTGTCGAACGTAAGCGTATGCTGCAGGTAGTGCCCTGCGAAGTCCCTTAAAGGGAGCCGCGTGATCTTCTGAAAAGCATCAAACGCTTCCGAACCCTGTACGATATTCTCAGGTGCCAGGTTCACGATAATCGAACGCTCGATAGCCGCCGGTTCTCCTAGGGCATCTTCACCATCTATAGAGAAGGGCGCATCAAGAGGATAGACGGTTGTCGTCTGGTCTGGCCTTCCTCGGGCATCCCGACCGACGTCGTATGCGAGTAGAATGTACCGCATAAGCTTCGAGTACGTCTGTTCTGACAGCGATGTGCTTCGGAATTCAGAGAACGCTATCGGGATGCAGTTCGTACTCGCTAGCAAAGAGAGAAGCACAAAGGGCGTCGTGGCACATGAGTACGATTGCGGTGTACATCCTAACAAAGGCTGCATTATCTCAAGTAGCAACGAAGTTTTTCCAGCCCCCCTAGTACCATATACGTTAAGCACAGGGAAGCGGGTTGCGTGCCGCTCCTTAAGTACTGTTTTGTAAGGTGCAGTCATGAACCACGAAAACACTGGGAATACGACGTGGGGTACATTTACCTTCGGTAGCAATTCTGCAATGCCCCGCAGTAGTGCACGATAGGCATCAGCAGAAGGAAACGTAAGTGTAAGCTCTGGGGCTTCACGTCCTGTTGGTACATACTGATACGGAGCCTCCGCAGGCGAAAGTACACCGTCAGCCGTGAGCACGCTATCAGCAGTCACGAAGTAGTCTTCGTGTCTGCCAAGTGTATGTGTTGCTACCGCTCTTGGTAGCCCGGCGTCTAGTAACTGTTGCATGAGGTGTGGGAGTAGCATCTTCGCTTCGCGATCGGATCCAAGCCACTGCCATGCGGCGTAAGGTAGCTCTCTAATCAAAGCGGAACTGCCAGCGAAGGCCGCGCGGGATAGCGCCACATCTGGCCACGTATACCCGGAGGCCTTCATCGTACCAGATAGTATGTCTCCCCCAGGGCCTTCAAGTAGGCGTGCAGGCGTGTACACAAACGTTGAGACCTGGCGCTGCTTCTCACGATCCGGTAGGTAGTAGCAATCGTGTACCTCTGTAAAGGTCGCTGGTACCTGTGCACTCATTGTAGCACGTTCTAGGGTTCGGGCGAAGTATGTCTCGCCACCCTGCGGTGATGGGTCACGAAGCTTGTCACCGATCGGGTTCTCAGAGAACATAGCAAACACATCGTCATCCTTGATTCCCGCTCGGGTGAGGGCGCGTATTACGGCCCAGTCGCGTTCCGACCTAGATTCGTATCCCTTTGTGCTCCCTGTGTGTATGCGTTCGATGAGTGATGCAGGGACATTGAAGCCCGCCTTTAGATCGTCGGGTGTATACTGCCTTTCTCCTTGTAACGTTACAAGGACCACCGGGAGGGGATTCTCCGGATCTTTCCAGTTAGTTGTACCCGGAACTCGAAGGAACCTAGATGAGTCTGTTGCGGCCTGATCTCCGTTGAGATGGGTCGACATACTCTTCGCTAGAGCCTCTGCGACACCGCGCGTCGTCGAGCTCCGAAGCCTCCAATACACATGGTAGCCATTACCGGAATCAACGATCGCCGTTGGCGGCAAGATATACGCAGCGCGTATATGCTCTAGAAGTTCCTTCTTCCCTTCCTGGTGGTCCTTGACGTCCAGGTCAAGCCACACACATAAGGCGCGAGATACGGCCTCCTTCGTTGCTGCACGCTCGTTACGCGGGCAAACACCGAAGTACAAGTTGACTCCTGAAGAGCACAGTCGCTCTACGGTAGCGCCGATCTCTTCAGGAGTCTTGAGGTAGTAGTGTGTAGCTGTCCCGCCTGCTAGGGCCTTGAGAACAACGTACTCGTCAGGACGGAGGCCCCGGAATAGCTGAGTAAAGAAGGCCAGTTCCACCGGGAGCGCTCCTCATTTGCATCAGGGTCCTACCAGGATTTCACCAAAGCATCATCCTCATCGGGTCCACCGCCGACGGACTCCATACCTGCGGGCAGAACACGCTGGACACTGTTGCGCATCTCACCTTCCCACTCCTGCTGTTCCATAAGCAGTGTGACTTCTGCACCGAGAAGGTCATCGGTGTCGAACTCCAACTCTCCATCAAGATCGAGGTCGAGTTCGAGGGCCTTCAGGAAGCGACGCAGGTTCCACAACGCTTGCGGCTGCAGACTGTAGTTTGCGAAGGCCTTGCGCCCCTCGAAACCCGCCTGCATGATGTCGAAGTGGACCTCGAGCTTCGGCTTCCCAGCACGTGAGGTGCCCATCTTCGCCTCTGAGACCATCGCTGCGTAGTACCCTTCCGGCATTGCTTCTTGCGAAACACCTGCCAGGTTAACATGAATCTGTGGCATTGCTACTTCTCCTTTTGGGGATTGAGTTTGCCGATATACTCGGCTACTATGTGGCTCATATTCGGGGAGACGATTTCATCCTCGAAGAGCCCAGTCCGGTCCTTGGCTTGAAACCGCCTTGACGGTTGTACAGTCAATACACGCGAGCGGTCCTTCCCCTTCATGCTTACAACCAGGTTCCCATGGACGTCGAAGTACTTGGCTACTTCGTATGCGAACTTACCCGGTACTGCCGGGCCCGTCCTGATTGTAGATGTGAGATCGTCCTGCTGGGTGTACTCCAGCGCGAGGACCATAACGTGACAGGGACAAGCAACAAGTTGCCTGATCTGTCTCCGCGCTATGATCAGTGCCCTTTGGTAGTCCTGAAGTTGATTAGGTTCGTCCCTTTGTCCACCTCTCTTTCTCCCGATCTCCTCTAGAAGCATAAGGTAATATGCCGTCAAGGAGTCTAGGATAACAGTTCCCCATGGGGCCTTCCCTTTCTTGTAGGCCCATATGACCTTGTCGAGTGCTGAGGTCTGCGTCATCGTATGGACCGCTAAGGGTTTGTCCCTGACACTCATTAGGCCCCCATCACAGTCGAGCACAAGCACAGGGAGGGCTTCCGGGAACTCGCAGATTGAACATGCGAGCACCGTCTTGCCTACCCCAGGTTGCCCAGTAATCAGCACGCTTAAGAAGCGGGCATCAACCTTCGGCAAATGCGTCTCGAGAATGCTTTGGTCCTGAACAGCCTCAGCCTCCGCGCTTACGTCTACAAGTGACTCTTCTGGCATTACTCCCCCTCCTTCGGCCCGAGCGCCGCTTTCCGCAGGAGGCCATGCCGCGCCGCCATCTCTGCGGGGTCCGGTAGTGCGTGCCCTTCACGGTGCCGCTTGGCCAACCAGTTCATCGCTATGGATGCTATTTGTGCAAGCTCCCATTCTTGCGGGTCCCCTGATACCGTTCCAAGAGATATAGATAGCTCAACCATTTCTTCCCTGAGCGCCCGTATCCAAAAGAGACTGTCCCGCTCATGCCACAGGTGTGCGTGGCTACGCGCCACTTCCAACACGCACTGATAAGCAGCATCGGTTGGGTGAATCGTCTTTTGCGCTTGTTCTCGCACCATTCTTACTTCCCGCAGATATTGTGTCTTGCCCATCACTCCACCTCCCCGAGCGCCGCTCGCCGCTCATTGTCATACCACTCTAGGGCAAGCTCTATGAAGTGTTCGGCTCCTGTAATCCCAGGCCATATTTCATCGTGTCCTGGTGCCGCACGCAGCGCATCGAGCGCCCTCTTCAGCTCAGCCCGCAGTTGGGTGTTGTCGGCCTGCACATCACTAAGTAGTGTTTCAACTTCTTGCATTTCGTCTTCAGTGAATACCACCCAAGTACCCTGTACGTCGTCGTCGGCTTTAGGTCCGAACAGTATGTCACGCAGCCTATTTATCACTCCCCCTCATCCGTGTTTGTGGACCTTACCTTGTAGTCGGTCCGCAGCAGCGGCCAGGGGTCCAGGCCTCGCCATACGGCTTGGCAGGGTTCACGAAAGATGCATCCTTTGCACTGCCACCCGAAGGTGTTGGGGTAGATTGGAACTTGCGGGTTTAACATCTCACGTGCGACCTTGTGTAGGTTCTCCCACTGAGCTTGTAACGCTGGACCACTAGGGCGTAGCCTCTCGCGGGCAAAGTACGGCACGTTTTCCTTGAGGTACAAGAGGATCTCCGCGTAGTCTAGCGGATTCAGTCCCCTGTCTACAATCTCCCTCATGTAGAAGTAGTACGAAGTGCCCTGGCGTTTGTTGCGTGACAGACCACGAGTGGTCATATCTGGACGGTTAGGGATCCTCTTACGTAGGAACGTGAAGA